CCAACCCGGATGTTTTCAGCTTGACACAACTAGGGCTTACAAACCCGTTGTCCCTCAGCTGGGAGCTCTTGCCTTTAAGCTTCGTCGTGGACTGGTTCGTTCCCGTCGGACGTTTCCTAGATAGCCTTCAACGGCCTATAGGGTTGACGTTCGATCACGGTTACAAAACCAGTTGGTCTTGGTGGAAGCTTGACGCGATCTATAAGTTCGACGTCAATATTAAGTCTGGAAGTTTACCCAGACTTCAAGCATCGGGAGAGTCCTTTAACAGGGAGCTCTACCTCACTTTTCCGATGCCGGCCCCGTACTTCCGCGGGTTCGAAACATTCACGCGTAACACCAGACAAGGTCTAGAAAAGACCATCTCGGGACTTGCGCTCATCCTACGCTGAGGTAGCGTAACATGAGGAGACTGCAATGGCAGCTCGTACAACTGTCACGGTGAATGACCGTGAAACCACCCCGGTGGCACATAACTTCGTGCCGGCCGGCGACAACGAATCTGGTCTCGCAATCTTCCGCGAACCAGGCGTTGTGTTTGCCGCGGACTCGATCTTGAGTCTCGGTCTTCGTGGCCTCAAGGGTAATGGGCGTCTACGTCCTTACGCTCGGCTCTATCTCCCGATCTACCAAACTGAAACGGTGAACGGGATCGCGTCACAGAAATTCGTCGATTCTTGTATCGTCGAAATCTCTGCGTCGTACGGACGAACAACGACCCTCCAGCAACGGAAGAATGCGATCGGTATGGCCTACAATCTGTTGGCTCCGGCGCAAACCCTGCTGGACAAGTTGTTCACGCAGAATGACCCGATCTGGTGATCGATGAATCTGCGTGTCGTCTTTATGGCGATTGGACTCCTTTCGTTGAGTGCTTGCGCTCAGCCGGCTGCCCAAGAGGGATTTGAGACCTCCTTCGAAGCAGCTGTTCCCCTGGATGGTGTTATCACCTATAGGGGGCGGATGTGACTCCTCTGAAACTGACGTTGGCTTCTCAAGCCCTCGTAGTTGCCTTCATAGGACTCGTGCTATTCCGGCACGATGTATCACTGCTGGCGCTCTTCATTGAGCAGTCAGTCGACCTTTGGCTGCTACCTGAACCGTAGGTATCCCAATATCGGGTTACCCTTATCACCCTCACTTGTGAAGAGAGAGAGTAACATGACGAAGAAGAAGATGTATAGGGGCGATAAACCCTTCGACATCCGTATCCCCGCTGAAGTATCCCAAGCCTTTAAGAGAGATCTATGCACGCTCACGATTAATCGTGAGGACGGCTATGAAACCTTTAAAGAGGCATGGTTGGCTAGTAACCTTCTTGACAAGTATGTCGGGAAGGACACTGCGCCTGCTTCGGTTCGTCGAGCCAGTGCCATTGAGAAATGGCTAGGTCAAGAAGGTCGAAATCGAGTCACAAACGCAAGACTGCTTCACGCAGCCGCGGCGGATGTTGATCTCGGATGGATCACCTATAACGAGCTCATCGCTCGTGCTAGGCAGATAATCCGAAGGATACTCGGACCCTGTCCGAATGCGTACGGTTTAGAACCCGTAGCGCCTACGAATGGGGCATCGACCCGAGTGTCGCGGCACGAAAATGCCGCGGCCCTCAAGCTTGAAGGGGATGCACACTTAACACTGCAGGCTGCTCCACACTGGGCCGCATGTTCCTACCGGAACATGCTTAGCGCACAGAATGTGCAGTTTGTAGAAAGCAGTGTGTTGTTTACAGTCCCAAAGCGGTCGGATATTGATCGGGCGGCTTGTAAAGAGCCTGAGATCAATATGTTACTGCAACGGACCTACGGCGTTTATATCAGAGATCGTCTACGGCAGAAGGCTGGTATCAACCTGCGCAAGCAGGAAGTGAACCAGTCGTATGCACGAGACGGCTCGATAACTGGCAAACTTGCCACCGTAGATCTTAGCAGTGCATCGGACTCAATCACACGGATGCTGGTTCTCCAGCTACTTCCAAGTGATTGGTGGTCGGTGCTAGACGACCTTCGCGTGAAGAGCACAGTCATCCCTAAGTATGCCCGCGGCGTTCAACGTCGCGTACATGAGTTAGAGATGTTCTCCTCAATGGGGAATGGGTTCACATTCGAGTTAGAAAGCCTCCTTTTCTATGCGATCACGAAAGTGATCGTTGATGAGTGGGCCGCAGACCGGATTAACCAAGGCTGGGCTGTTGATAACC